GGAGAACGGCAGCGGGCTGGTCGCACTTGACGGGATGACGAACTTGTTGCCTAGCGTCACGGTGCGACTGCCGGTGCCGTCCTGCCTGATCCTCCACCGGATGGTCTTGCCGTCGATGGGATTCGCTGGGTTCGCGAGAGTCACGTTGCCCGTGAGAGTCAGGTCGTAGATGTCGCCAGCACTGGCGTCGGTGGTGACGGTGGAAGCGTAGGTCAGCGGGACGACTACGGCCGCCGGCTGTACGCCCACGCCAGGCAGGTAGGCCGTGTCGGACCACTTGAGGCCCGTGCCTACCTTCGTCTTGCCGGTGTCCGTCTCGATGAACAGGTCGTTCTTCGACAGGTACGGATCGAGGACGGCCCACTCCGCAGCCGTGCGGGAGTGAATGTCGGCCTTGAAGTCTTTGTCGTTCATGTGGTCCCTCTCTTCTTTGTGTCCCGGCGGGGGTGCCGTAGGGGCATGAGTCAGTTCGGAGCCGGCCCGCCCATCGGCGCGGTTGTTTTGGGCTGGAGGGCGTACAGCAGTTTCGTCTGCTCGTGGACGGCTTCGGCTATGTCCCTCTGGGTCTGGGCCATCTCCTTCAAGAACGCCTGGTGAGCCTCGACCATCGGCAGCACGATGTCCACACGGACGAACCACAGCACGAGGCTGGCAAGCACCAGGCCGAACCCGTACCGCTCCACCATCCGCAGGGCTGTCTCGTACACGTCCATGCTGCTCATCCGTCCCCTCGCATCTCGCGCTGCCAGTCCGCAAGTTGCATCTGATTGGCCGATCTCGATAGCCACCACTGCCACACCAGTTGGACAATGAGGGCAATCCCCCAGAGCAGGAGGATCGAGCCGAACCGCTTGTCTTGGGACAGCCGCTCCCGGACCCCGTCGAGCAGCCGCTCCTGCCCGTCGTGGTTCAGCATGACCAGCATGGGGCCAGGCCAGTGGCGGACGGCCTCCTCCACGACGGCAGCGATCTTCGCCCGCCCGATGAGGCGGGACCGCACCGGCATTCGGCCGCAGACGTAAGAAACCAGTTCGTTCATTTCTTACACGTCCCGCTGGTGCAGGTGCCGGAGAGCGTCATGCGTGGGCGGTTCTTCGCGCACGGGCAGGTGGCCGGGCACGGGCACTGCAAACGCTGGAGTCCGTCACCGCTCCACACCATGCCGGTCCCGTTGCATTTGCCGCAGCACTTCACGGGCTGCGGACTGGGCTGAGGCGCCGGCCCGGCGGGGGCAAACGCGAGCCATACGGCGACAGTAGCGGCGGAAATCTTCATCCCAGTATCTCCCGTCCGCCCCAGTCCTTGAGCGTCCTTTTAGGAAAGCCCACCACATTGCTAACCGCATAGGTGCCTCCCTGCGCAATCATCCGCTGCGCGGTGCGCTGGTCGATCCAGAACGAACCCTCCGGCTGGTCGTGTACCTTCGGGCCGGTGTGGGCGTTCCATCCCCACGAGTTCTGGACGCAGAACCGGCAGTCGCCGGGACGGGTATCGTCCACGCCGTGCCACTGCATCGCGTGGTTCCAAGAGCCAGACGGGCGGATCATGCCATCCGAGTCCCGCTTCATGGACTGGAAGCCCACGTCCGAGCAGCACACCAGCCCGTACCCATTGGCGATGGCATCACGGGCCTGCTGCCAGGTGGTCACCAGGCTGATGGTGCCGATCTGATGCTTCTTCGCCTCGCTCGTGACGTTGGCTGGAACGCCACGCGACCCCCAGCGGATGCCGACGGATGCGTTGTAGATCGTCAGGTCGAGGTTGAGGTCGGCGTACTTCTGCCGCAGCATCAAGCCGCCAGTCTGGTGCGCCCAGCGGACGATCTCGGAGCAACTGGCCCCCTGCCCGCCGTGCCCTCTGGCTCCGTACAGCGGCTCGGTGGCGGTGCGGTCCACCCAGTCCTCTGTCGTGTGGATGTCGGGGTCGTTCGCCCTCGCTACGTCCGCCGCACCACGCACACAGTGGCTGACACAGTCGCCTGTGGTTTGCGTCTCGTCGTATGGCTCTCTGCCGATGGCTAACTCAAAGGCCACGACCGCCTTGTACGGCAGCGACACCTTGCCCTCGCCGCTGCCGGAGAGCGTGTCCCCAAACAGCGGCATCGGCAGGGAAGAGAGCAGCCTGGCTGTCGCATCCGGGTCGCAGTACGACCCGATGAGTCCGTTGTTGTACGCTCGGACGATGTCCTGCGGTGAGGCAAATAAGTCTTCGGCCATGCCTCACCTACTTGATCGCAGCGAACGCCTTTGCGGCCGACTCTCGGAGTTCCGCAGTCAGCGGCAAGTCCTGGCTCCCGACGGCGGCGAGCAGGTATTCATCGAGCCGGCCGCCCAGTCCGGGATATCTCCCGGCCATGCCCGTCTTAGTGAACGCCATCGACAGGGCGAACTTGTGGCGGTTCCGCAGGTCGAACAGGCTCTTGCACGCCGGCTCTTTGGCGTCGCCGTCCCGCACCACGATGTCGGCCATAGCGGAATAGAACTCCCGCAGGATGGCCTTGTCGGCGGCACTGACGCCCGACAGCACGCTCGTGGCCTCCGGCACCACGACCGGCTTGACGGCAGGCAGGTAGCCGACCGCCAGCCCGGCCACGCCGGCGACCAGCCCCAGAAGTACCACAGCCCTACGCATTACCGGCCCTTTCTCGGCAGTTCCTTCTCGGCCACCAATGCGGCGATGAGGGATCGAGCGGCCGCTGCGATGGCCGGCTCGCCAGTGCTGTCAGCCTGCGACGCCAGCACGAACAGGCGGTTCACCCAGCCCGCCCGGTCGCCAGGCGACACGCCATCGGCAGGGGCTGGCTTGGGCAGGTAGGGCAGGACCGCAGCCGCTGCCGCAGCCAGGAAGCCGACCGCCGACACGACCGTCGAAACCATCACTCATCCTCCAGCTCGCCGACTTCCGCGAACGCGACTGCGCCCAGCAGGTCGACCAGGTAGTTGAACAGGGCTGCACCCTCCTGGCTGCGGAGCACGGCCTCCAGGAGCTCGACTACCTCCTCGTCCACCGTCGTCTGGGTCTTGGAAGCCGCCCATCTCAAGGCGGCGGAAATCTTCAATGCCCGTTCCAGCGGGGTGCTGGCGGCGGAAATCTCTGAGGCGAGCCCAATCAAGGGCGACCACTCGACGAGCAGCTGCAGTTTTTCTTTTAGGCTTGCCATCGCAGTCCCCGCACTCAAGAAGGATTTTGGCCACTACCTGGTTTATGTCCGGCGGGGGCGAGCACGCGGCCAGGATTCGGGAGCGCACGCACCCGACGGAAAGGCCCAAAAAAAGGCACACCTCCTCGAGCGGAAGCTCGCACTCGGGCTCGGTGAACACCCACCGCCAGGCTGTGGCGGCGTTCAGCAGCCGCCTGTGCAGCGTGCGAGGGTACGCCTGCTGGCAGCGGCCGGCCGTCTTGGCCGACAGCCACATGCAAAGCTCAACGGTGTGCGCCAGGACCCCCACAAGGAAGTCCTGCCACCTGTTCTCTACGTCCGGGACTCGGTAATCGTCTGGGCTGCTGGTCTTGTCCTGGCTCATTCGGGGGGGTTACAGAAGCCGGTGCGGAGCGTGCCCTCGTTTAGTTCCGGCCAAACCTCGAGGGAGTGGATCGCGCCCATTACATTCCACGCGGCGTGACCCAGATGGTCCTCCGACCTATCCCCGCCCAAGAAAAGGTAGATGTGCCGCAGCGCATGGTTGAGCATGTCGTTGGCCGGCATCCCCTTCTCCCAGTTGTAGTCTCCGTACTTCTCCGCGCCCTCTGCGCACGCCGCCGCTACCGCCGCCAGGCCGATCGGCGTGATCAGGTCGTACCGCGTCGCCTCCGCGTCGCTCGAACGAACAGCCCCGCTTGAGTAACGAACCGCCCTGTCCTCCGTCATCTTCCCCATCGCGATAACTCCCTGTAACGAGCAAGAAACAGCTCCCGCGCCTGCGTCCAGCAGTACGGGTTGATCGGGCCGCAGTGCGGCTCAACGTCGATTCCCCAGTCGTGGTCGCCGGGAATCAGGTCCCTCTTCTCCGCCATCAAGGCGCGGAGATCCGCCTCCTTGACGGTGGCTGGCATTGGCCACGAGAGGCCGAACACGCCGGCGATGGTGCGCTGCACCCGCTCCTCCAGCTCCCTGTATCCAGGAAGGGCGTTCTTGAGCGGCGTGGCCACGTCTCCCAGATACGCCTCGCTCGCATCGTGCAGCAGCCCCCACAGGGCGTGCTCGGGAGGCGTCAGGTTGCTGACCATGACGCTGTGCTGGGCGACCGAGTACGGGCATTTCGAGTGCCCCGTGAAGCGGTTGATCAGCGACAGGGCATGGGCGATATCCGGCAGGCGGACGTCGTCCGGCTGGAAGTTAGCCAGGTCCACGAGCTTGCCAGTGAACGTCTGCATGGTGGTCGGCGTGATTCGTGGCGCAACCGGCGAGCCGATAGTCGTGACGCTCATCAGCACTCCTTGCAAATCAGTGGGTCGATGGGCCGCAGGGCTGAGGCGGGGACGAAGTACGCATCTCCGTAGCCGCCGTAGTTCGCCTTGAACCTGGCCTGCTTGGCCTCCGATGCCGGCATCCATCCGTGAATCCGAAACTCGTGCGGCCCGCCAGTCACCAGGACGAAAACGTCCGAGTCCCGGTCGGCGTCGCGGACGATCAAGTCGTAGCTGTGCTTGGAGCGGGTGCGGATCTGTATGTTGTCGCCGAGATCGCCGCCGGCCTTGAAGGTGTTGACGCTCCCGTTCCAGTAGCGGTTCGTGCACTTCGCGAACGCGCACTCCCCGAGAGCGCCGAGTATGTGGGCGCTCCACTCGTCGGTCGGCTTCTGCAGGGTGGCCGAGCAGTTCTTGCGGAGCGCCTCGACGTTGCGAGACACGCCGACCAGCGCCGCCCGTGACACCTCGAACCATTCGAGATTGACTTTCATTGCTCCTCCCTGAGCCGATAGCCCAGCGACCAGAGGATGCGGGACAGGTCTTTGCCCTGCTGGTCTACGTGCTCCTCGTCGTGCGTCGGATTGGCGGCGTGCAGGAACTCGTGGATCTCGATCTCCAGGCGCTTCCTTCCAGACAGCCTCTCGTCGATGATGATTCTCTCCGGAGTGTTGGGCGTCTTCGGGGTCTTGACGAATGCCCATCCGTCGGCGGCGCCGCGCAGGCGGGCGTACCGCCAGAGCCAGCGCACTCCATTGATCAGGAACTCGTGGTTGCTCGGCATCACTGCGCCCCTTGCACCTGCTGGACGAACCGCCGGATGTCCTCCAGCGGAAAGGTCACGAGCCACTCGCTGTCGTTCTTCCTGTGCAGGACTACAGGGCACAGCTCGCCGCACTGCTCTCGCGACTTCTCGAACACCTCTGTGAGGTTGAGCTTCTGGACGCGCTTGACCTCCAGCCACAGATGCGGCGTGCCGGGACTGATGAGGTCCGACGCCGACTCGGTTCCAGAGTGCTGCTGGCTGCGACGAGCCATCGCCTTCGGGACCAGGCGATTCCATTCCGCTGCGGCCTCGAGCTCGCCGCGCTTCCCTTTCTGTCGGCTGTTGATCGCCATGCGTATCAGCTCCTGTGGTGGTCGGTTCTTCCTGCGAAACACGAACACGCGAACCGGGTAGCGCTGCGGGCCGTACCCAAGATGCCTTTTAAGACGAAGTTGCGCAAGGAACTGCGGGTCATAATTCGCGTCGTCGACTTCTCTCTTTGCAGTGAGCAGCATGCCCTTCTTGAGGTCGTGCTTCCCGCCGAAGTGCAGGCCGTCGTGGCACCATCTGCAAAGGCGCAGGAGATTGCGCCTGTCGTGCGAACGGCCGGCTCCCTGCTGCAGGTGGTGGATGTGCAGAGCCTCGTCGCGGCTCCAGCACACAGCGCAGTAGGGGAACTCCTGCGCGAACGACGATAGTTCCGCACGAGAGTCATTCACCGTCGCCTCCGACTGCGCGGTCTGAGAGGTCTGCGAGCGCTGCGTGGAATGCGGATAGCTCTGCCTCCGACGGAAACTCGATCGTCATCCGGTATGTCTTGAGGCCGGTGGCGAGATCCACCGCCTGCTCGCGCCTGTGGGGGCGCATGGTCACCAGGCGGCCGACCGTCTCGGCGCTATGGGCCAGGCCCTCGTTCCTCTTGATCAGCGCCGACAGCGCCTTAGCCAGCATCCCGCTCATCGTCCGCCTCCTCTTCGATCTGGATGGTTTTGAGCCACACGGAGGCCGCCCCCAGCCACGCCGAGAGTGCAGCCAAGTCCTGAGAGTTCGTGATTTGCAGGACGCCGCTGACGTCCACGATGACGCTGGTCACCGGCTTGCAGGTCTCCGTCCAGGAGTCTTCCTCACCCATGCACACCAGGCTGGTTGAGCCTTTCGGTACGCAGGCGAAGACCATCTGTTCCCCTTCTTCGTCGGTGAGCCGCAGCAGAGAGATCGACTGAGTCCCGGACATCCAAGTTCCCTGTTCAAAGGGCCCTATAAAAGAAATCTGCTCACTGTTTGAAGGCTCGCTGCGGGTGGACGGCGACTAATCCCCAGCCCGAAGGCTAGGGTTAGCCGCCACCTGCCCACTGTCAGTTAGGACGCGTAGGGGTGTCCTCCTTGCCACAGGGGCGGAGGCATGCGACCTGCTTATCGAGCATCCTGTTGCCCGCGTGACTTGGCCCTGTCGCTTGCGGCTGGCCTACCCACTGTCGTCACGATCCCTTCTGGTCGTGGGTCATGCGTCTGCGCGCCAGAGGTTCTCCCAACCCGCGCAGCCGTTCGTGTTGTCTGTCAGTCAGCGTCGGTGGTCGATGCTCCTGAGGACTCCCATGTCGGACCACCTGTGTGCGGCGCTCCATCGCAGCCATCGGCCGCGTGCTTCTGTAGTCGGCACGCACATGACGACCGACGTCCGCACGTTGACGGCGATGAAGGCGTCGACGTGCTCTGGGCTGTACCGTCCGCCGCGCCGCCGGCCTCGCGTGATGCGCACGCGGGCCCTGTCGTGGGCGCATCCTCCACCGCCGGCAGACTTGACCTGCAATCGCCAGCAGCGGCGGTCGTCGAATGCGAGCAGGTCGTAGCCGTCGTCCACGACCGGGATGGCGACGCGGAAGCCGGCCCGCAGGAGCCGCTCCACAGCCATCGACACCCCGATTTCAGCAATGACACAACCATCGTATTGCTCCGGTGGCCCGCCTACTTGGCAGGCTGCTGTTCCTTGCGGCGCCCCAGCTCCCGGCGGACGGCCGCCTTGAACGGAGTCTCTTTTCTCTGGCTTTCCAGAACCCAAGACAGGTACCCATCCGGGATGGAGTCGAGCGTGATGCCCCTGTACTTCCCGTACATCATCCGCCAGCCGCGTTTCTTCTTCGACTCAGGCTCGGAGAAGAGATCGCGGGTCTCGTGGTCGAAGTTGACCCCGACGATCAGGCGCTTCCTGCGCTCGATGGCCTCCTGTGCCTTCGCCTGTAGCTCGGCGAGATCGAATTCGTCGGCCTCTTTGATGGCCGCGACGGCATCCGTGCCGTCCATCGAAAGCATGCCCGAAAGGCGGTTTCGGCGCAAGGGCTTGGCCAGGCTTTTGGCGTCCAAAACCTGGAGCGCGTTGAGCAGCTGATGGTTCCGGCTGCTGTCGGTGATGTCGTAGATGGAGAAGTGCGGCTTGGCCGAAGCGGCGATCGCCGCAAGACGCTCGTCGCGTGTCATGTCTGGGTGGATCACGCCCGGCAGCGGCCGAGTCCCGCGCCCGAGACGCTGCTCATACCGAGACAGCGACCGAGTGGGCGCCGCCATGTAGATGTTCCGGAGTTCCGGGTGGTCCCAGCCGTACCCCAGAATCCCCACGTTCACGATGATGCGCGTGTCGCCGGACAGGAAGGCCGTCATGTTGTCCTTCCGCTCGACGAGGTTCTGCTTGCAGTGCACCAGGCTGACGCGCGCCTGGTAGCGGTCGAACACCTCCCGCAGAAGCTCGGCCTGCCGGCGGTTCGATGCGTAGACGACGGACGGCTGCTGCCGATACGTCGAGAGGACCAGGCTGGTGACCTCCTGAGCGAAGTGCTCGGCGGTCAGGACGGCCGCCAGCTGCTGCTTGTCCCACTCCCCAGCCTCGTCTTCGATCATGGTCAGGTCGAACGACTTGGCCTCCGAGAGGTGGCACTTTGGCCCGACGAGATATCCGTCGTTAATGCCGTCCATCAGCGAGTAGACGACCTGCGGGCGGGGCCAGTACCTCAGGGCCTTGCCCTTGCCCTTGTACGGGGTGGCCGACATGCCGACGATGGTGGCTCCGCGAGCCTCGAACCACCGCAGCATCTCCTCCATGCGGGGCGTCATGCCCACGTGGCACTCGTCCACCATGACGAGGGTCACCCGCTCGTAGGCCTGGCTCTTGTAGCGGTTGCTGGAAAGCAGGCTGTCCCGGGATCCGACGATGACCCGGCGCCGCAGGCCCTCGATGGTCTCGGCGTAGTTGCCGCCCTGCTCAATGTCGCACCGCTCTCCAAGCCTCAATTCCAGGCGGTCCCGGCCCTGACGCATCAGGTCCACCAGAGGCACGATCAGCAGCGGAAAACGGGCCAATCGGCACAGCTCAGCCATGACCTCCGTCTTGCCGGAGCCGACGGGCTGGCAGACGACGATCCGGCGCTGCCCTGACTTGGCGGCCTGGCAGACGGTAGCCACGCTGGAACGCTGGTAGTCACGAAGAGGAACGCGCACGCTTCTTCCCTTTCTTCTTGCGGCTTGGCCGGCGGGTGGGCGCCGGAGCCGGCGGTTCCACTGCCGCCGGAGGCACCTCTTCTTTGGCCTCTGCGACGGGCTCGACGGCCCGCTCGGAGGCAGATGCGGCAACGGCCGCGAGGATGTCGATCTCCGCCAGCAGCTGCGGCACGATGTGCAGCATCAGCTTGCGGAGCTGCCGTGAGTCGAAGCTGTCCGTGTCCTGGATGGCGGCCACGACCAGCCGGCAGAGGTCGATCAGTTCCTGGTTGACCATTGCACTCTTCCTTGAGTAAGCGGTGCCCCTAGTGCTGAAGGCTGAGGGGCGCAGCCTGCGGAGGCGGTCAGCACTCCGTGCGTGATCAGTTGGCTACGGGCTCGGCCTTCCTGGCCGGCTTCTTGTTCTCCGCATGCCGGTTCTCAGCGAGCTTCTCGAACTCCTTGTCGAGGCGGGCTACCGCATCCTCAGCGATGCCTCCGGTCCGCTTGTGCTCCAGGACGCGCTTCATGACGTCGTCGCGCTCGGCCTGGCTGGATGCCTGCCGCAGCTTCTGCATCGCCAGCAGTTCGATCCGGGCGCTGCTGCTGGCAGACACCTGAGCCGCAGCGTCTGCGGCCTCTTGGCCGTCGTCGTCGTCGTCGGCCGCCAGCCCGATGATCGAGCAGTAGGCCGTCCGCCTGGCGTAGGTGATCGCTGACGCCACCTGCTGCGGATTGGCCAGGCTGGCCTTGATCGGCATGTGGCTCTCGATCCACTCGCCGCTGGAGTGCAGCAGCTGGGTGCACAGGACGAGGTCGCCGTCCGTGTTGTTGGTCAGCGTCTGGACCACCACCAGCCCCTGATCGGCCAGCGACCTGGCGGCCACCTTGTGGCACTGCGCCAGGTCGGCGTAGTCCTTGAGTGGCTGTCCTGTTTTTGGGTCCTTTTTGGCGAAATGGCTGCTCCGGTTGCGGACCAGCGGCTGGATGTTGGGGACCGCTTTCGCAAGGGCCTCCGCGATCTTGCCGGTGCCGTTCGGGCAGCGGTTGAGGACGGCGTAAATCTTCTTGACCGGCACTCCGTTCGATTCGTTCATGTCAGGCTCCGCAGTACATGTGCCGGCACTGGAAGTTCCACGACCTCGCCATGCTGGTCCGGCAGCCAGTAGTCGAGGTCCATGCGGAGTCGAATGTCCGCAAGAGATTGCAGGAGACGGCGCCGACCTGCGGCGACCATCTCGGGCGGGAGGGTGACCACCTGGCAGTCGTGCTGCGAGGAGGTGGAGACGACGATGAAGATGAGGGGCCGGGCTTCCATGCCCAGCGCCTCCATTCCCCACTGGTAGTGCGCGTCCTGCGCGTGGTAGCCGTAGTCCCTTACGCTGTTCCAAAACGAAGCGAGGATGTCCTCCTCTCGCGTCGTCTTGAGATCGACCCACGCCTCGTCGGTGCAGAGGTCAGGTCTGCACCGCAGGCTGTCTCCGTCTGGCGAGATCCAGCGAACGCTGATCTCGTTGGCGATGGCCGACTCGATGAGCCGGCGTGCCGCCTTGTGCGCCCTGATGGCGGCCACCTCGTTGCGGAGTTGGCCGAACTCACGAGGCGTGACGACCTGTCGGCCGGCCGCGTTCTCGGATGCCCACTGATGGGCCTTCTTCCCGATCAGCCCGGTGTCGGTCAGGGCGTCGGCGGGCGGGACGACCAGCTCGTCGAACAGCTGGTCCCCGACCTCCAGCCACCTGTGAAGCCGCGTCCCGTGCGAGAGGGCTGCGGATTCTTCCGGTTTTATGGATTTCGCCACGTGGCGAAGGTAGAAATACCTTGAGCCACGAGTGGCGTGGTCCCACAGTTGGGACTTTGACCATCCGGCGGAGGAGTGATAGCTCTCGCTAGACTCCCCCGCCGTGATGGTCGCAGCGGTCAATGGGCGATGCAGGACTCGAACCTGCGACCCCCAGCTTGTCGAGCTAGGGGCCTCACCCACCTGACCGCACGACGCCATTTCGTGGGGAATAGTACCCGCGAGGCGATCGTCCATGACTACGGCTTCCATAGCGCGACTCTACTTAGAAGAACGGGCCTGCCACCCTAACTACAGGCGAGGCATGGCAAAGATTGCCGAGTCAATTCCGGAACTCTCGGCAAAGGCCATCAACTCGTACCTCCGTGCACGACTAGCATCCGTTTCGCCGATCACCGTCTCCAACGAGCGGAGGATGATCATGACGCTGTGGCGATGGGCTTGGGAGGAGGAGCACGTCGATTCAGCGCCGCGAGGCGTGATGCGTGTCCGGGCCCCTCTCAAGCCCGTCGAGGCGTGGAGTGTCGCGCAATGCCACGCGCTGGTCAAGGGGGCGGAAAAATTTTTTGGACGCCGACTCCGCAACGGTGCCGATCTCGGACTCTTCCTCCAGACGTGGGTCGTGTTGGCCTACGAGACCGGCGCAAGATACGGAGACATCTTCGCATGGCGCAAAGCGAATTTTCGCAACGGCTCCGTCGGATGGGTTACCTCGAAGACGGGGGTCGTCTGCACTCGCGTGCTTTCGGATAAGGCGATGGACCTGGTGGGGCAGATGCTCAAGCAGAGCCCGGACGGGCGAGTGCTCGGCTGGGTGTGCTGCCGTCGCCAGAGCTTCAAGCTCATGCGTCGCCTGCTAGCTGACTGCGTGCCAGCTGGCAGCGGTAGGTGGCTTCGGCGCTCTGCGGCGACCCACCTGGAAGCCGTAGATCCCGGCAAGGCCCAGTGGTTCCTGGCCCACAAGACTCCGGGCCTGGCTGCCAGGCATTATTTAGACCAGTCCCAGCTGGCCGGCCGGTCCTGCCGCCCGCCGGCGATCTGGTAGCCGCTACTCGAACGGGTTGGAGTAGATATCCCGCTTGCGCCGGCGGGATTCTCGGGATTCCCGCTGCATCTGGCGGGACAGGGCCAGCGAATCCAGAGAATCCTGCGGGACCGTGTGCTCCATCCCCTTCGGAATCGTCGGAATAACGATGTCTTTGGTGTACGGGGCGGCGAGGTCCTGGAGCTTGCGGATGGCGTCCGCCCGGGCGCTCTCGGCCGTGACGTCCTTGAGCCGCCCGACACCGGCGAAGTTGACTCCGGCCTGAAACAGCTTGGTCGGGATGTTGATCTTCGCGTCCGGGTCGTAGATCTGCGCCGCCATCCGCGCAGGCCGGGAAGCGAACGGCAGGAGATCGAGGCCCTTGTCGGCGAGAGTGACTCCGAGACCGCGCCCGTCCATCGGATCGCCGGTGGTGGCTCGGATCGCCTTGCCGATTGGGCCGTAGCTGCGCGAAGTCTCGTCGATCGGCGACGACAGGAAGAAGTCCCGGCCGGTCATCAGCTCGGCGGCGGTGCGCATCGCCGGATTCATGTTCATCAGGACGTTGCCGAACTTCGTCTCGTTGTCGCCGCTCATCATGCCGAGAGGCTGGATGCCGGGCAGGTCGATGCCGCTGAAGTACGTGTTGGCAACCGACGGATCGGCGGCCAGCCAGCCGAACAGTTCGTTGTCTGGCGTGATGCGGGCGGCGAAGCCACGACGCAGAGACTCCGGAACGTACTCGCCCTCGCCCTCCTGGAGACGCTCCCACGTGCGCAGCATCTGGCCGTACCGTCCGCCAGGTCGCTCGGCCAGCTGGCGCATGACTTCCTGGAAAATCCTGGAAGTGTAGGCGTAGAACGGAAAAACCGAGTCGCGGATGCTCCTCTCTATGGGCGTTAGGGACGAGTAGTCCACGTGGGCGCGCTTCATTCGGCGAGCGGCCTCCTCAGGCGCGACGCCCTTCTTGAGCAGCGCCAGGTACCCAGTGAGCCGGTTGATCTTGTCGGACAGGTCGCCAGCTCGAGCGCCAGCTTTGGCGATGGGGTTGGTGTCCAGGTTGAAGAAGCCGCCCCAGTTGCCGCCCAGCTCGCCGAGTGCGCCGCCGAAGGTCTCCGGCTTGGTGCCAATGAGCATGTCCTGGATGGCTCCGCCGGCCACAGCCATCTGGCGGTCGGCGCGATACGACCCGTCGAACAGGTTGGTCGCAGCCAGGTCGGCGTAGAATTGAGCCGCCTTGTCGGAGTCTGCGACACCGGCGTACTTTGGGGCCTTGCTCAGGAAGGCCAGAAACTCTGGGTCGAATGCCGACTTGGAGGTCAGCTTCCGTGCAGCCCCTACCGACTCCAGGTCGAACGCCCCTTCGAGCCAGTTGCTGAAACCACCGCTATACAGGTCTCGAACTATCCGGGACGGCCAGCTGAGGATGCCCGCCTTCCACCAGCGGGTGTACTCGTTCAGGTAGCGGCTCACCTCTTGAGCTGCCTGCGGAGACTTGTACCCCTCGATGACTTTGGTGAGCCGGTTGACGTGCTCCTCAGGCACCGAGACCGTCGCCAGGTCCACCTTGTCGGGGTCGACTCCGAGTCTGGACGCCAGTCGCCGGCGCATCTGCTCGCGCGCCCCGACCTCGCCGGCCTCAGTTCCCAGCGTCTTGGCTCCGATGCGGTTGAGGGCCTCCGCCATCGAGATGTGATTTCCGCCTTCGACGAGTCCGGCTGGCTTGGTGGCGGCGATCCCAGACAGCGAGTCGTACATGGACTCGATGGTGGCCTTCGCCCCAGCCCGCCCCTCGACGTACTTCGCAATGCTGGCGACCGGGTGCTGGCCGAAGAGCGGCTGGTCCTTGATGACGCTGTCCGGGAGTCGGTGCAGGAGGCGGGCCAGGTATTCGGCCTGCGTCGGCTCTGCCGTAGCGTCGCCGTACAGCTTCTCGGCGATGTACTTGGCAGCCTCGTCGTCCGTATTGGCGGCGCGCTTCCCGCCGGCCACCATCGGGTCCCGGCTGAGCTCGAATGCGATCGCGTCCCGTCCGCCTGGAACCCGCAGCTCCGGCGAGCGGCGCATCTGGTCGGACGTCAGCGTGCGCAGAACTCGGCCGAGCGACTTGTCCCGCCGGCCGGCCTGCTCCAGGAGGCCGTCCGTCTGGCGCGGCAGGTAGCCCTGCACGAACGGATCGTCGAACGTGGCCCCTCGCAGGCCCGCCTCCGTGAACTCCTCAGGCAGGGCGGCAGCCTGCTCGTCCCACCACTGCCGGTAGGCACGGGCGGCCGGGTGGCTGGAGTCCCAGATCGAGTCGGCCTGCTCGAACGCGCTGCCGACAGGCTTCTCGATGAGCCTGCCCAGCGCCCGGTTGCCCTCTTCGGTGAAAACGTCCGGCTCCGCCTGGAACAGCTTGGCTGCCTGGAAAGCGGATGAGCGCCTGGCGTCGGCCATAGCGGCCTGGCGGGCCGCATCGGCGCCCTGAAACAGCATCTGGGACTCGGCGTCGGTGGCCTGGCCGACGGCGTTGTTCGTCAGGGCGTTGGCGTACCGGCCCAGCCCGGACCAGCGGGCCAAGCCCAGCGCCTTGTCGAGGGCGTCCGCTCCAGCCGTCCCGCCTGGCACGTTGACGGCGTAGGACGGGTCCATGAGCGGCAGGCCAACACCCACGTCCCGGCCCAGCTTTTGGCCCATCAGGCTGTCCAGGCGTCCACTATCGCCCTTAAGGGCATCCAGGACGCTCTGGCGTGCCTTCTGCGGGTCGTCTGCGTAGTCGACCAGGTCCTGGAGGGTCCCGAATTTGGTGGCCGCCCTGCGCCCAATGAGAGGCCTCCCGGCCACGTCGGTCGCGCTAATGGCTTCCCGGGACCTGCCGAGCGACTGAAGGGCGGTATCGGCCCGTTCAGCCAGTTCTGGGGCCAGCTGCTTCCCGGCCACGTACGCCTTCGACAGGGTGGCGGGCGCGCTGTCCAGGAGCCCGGCCGCCCGGGCGGCCTTGCCGGCTGGCGTCAGGGCCTTCGTCCAGCCGGAGAGGAGGGAAAGGGGGTCTAGGGCGATCTCAGCCCCGAGCCCCCCGAAGAAGTTCCCCCAGTTGTCCTCGTCGCCGACGAGGCCGTACTGGCGCAGCAGCTCCCGGCCAGTTGTCCGCTCGTCCTCGTTCTGCCACAGGGCGTTGAGGGCGCCGGTGCCGGACAGCCCACCGCGCACCATCGCGCCGGGAGTGTCGAGCAGCCAGGCCAGGTCCGAGATGAAGCCGCCGTTGTCCTGGTCGGCCTGGCGAATCAGCTCGTCGCGCCGCCACTGAGGCAGCGCGTCTGCTTTGGCCTCCCCGAACGGGTCGGGCGTGGCCATGTACGGGATCGGGCCGGAGTAGCGAGGCATGATTCACCCCGCTGCTACTTCTGGTAGTTCGTGTCGAAGAACCGCCCCAGCTCCTCGTCGGTGAACTTGTCTCCGACGACCAGCTTCCGTGCCTGCTTGATGAACGTGGTGCGCTGCGAGTCGACGCCCATGCCGTCTTGGTCAACGCTCCGGGCGGTCGGGCTCCCGTCCACGACGAGGCCCTTCCAAATGCCATCCAGTACTTGAGTCAGCGCAAAGGAGACAAGCCCGTGCCCGAGAGGTGCGCCGCGCTGCACGGCATCTCGGGCGTTCATGTAGGCGCCCTGCTGGTCTGTAACGTCTTGTTGGCCATACCTCTTCTCGTGCATGGCGCGGGCCTTCGCTGCGTTGTCAGGAGACGCGACCACATCGCCGGCAGTGCCGGCGAAGGCGCTGTCCACGATTCTTCGAGAGCCCTTCTGGTACTCGGCGTCTGGGCGCAGCTCGGCCTCTTTCGCCTCTACGGCGCGCCGCTGAAGTTCCAGCTCTTGTTCCTGCTGGGCTTTCTGGGACTCCGCCACCTGCCGCTGAGTGCCGTGCATCATCGCCGCGTTGGCGAGGTCTGGGCGGCCCCATGCGTGGTAGTTGAGGGCGATCTGGTCGGGGTCGCCGTCAGCCGCGACCATGTCCTGAGAGAACATGGCAGGCGCCACGTTCGGATTGCGCATGTGCCGCGTTTGGGTCTGCTGCTGCGTATAGGCTTTGGCGACCTGCGCCCGATCCTGCTTGTGCGCGCGCCGGTACTTGGTCTGCTCCTCGAGCAGCTTGTCGGCATCGCCGGCATCGGCGGCCTTGTACATCTCGGTGGCGTCTACGTCCGGGTAGCGCTGCACGAAGTCGTCGACGCGCTTAATCAGCTCGCGCCGCTTGGTGTCCGCCTGCAGGCCTTCGTTCGGCGTGTAGCGATACCCGCCAGTCGGGAGCGGGATAGCGTCGTACTTCTTGAGCATGTTGCGATGGCGCTCAAGATGCTGGGCGGCAGCGGCGATGAAGGCGTCCTCGTTGTCGAACCCGGCCGGATTCAGTCCGAGCGTTGTGCCGGCGATCTTCATCTGCTCACGCCACTGTGGCGTCATCTGGCCGCGACCGGGCTTAGTCGGGACAAGGAACGCCCCAGT